ACCCCGTAGTACCTGGTGATGTCGGCCATTACGACTCCACACTCTCCGTCGAGATGTTGGACTCCAGCACCCTGAAAATCTCCCCGATGGAGCCGTTAACGGTGTTCAGGGAGTTGTCGTAGGACTTGATGACCGCGTAGGTAATCGTGGCAGTGCCAGTGACCGTTGAGGTGTACGTGAAACTATTGGTGGTAGCCGAGGCCACCACCCATTCACCGTTGTAACCCGTGGTCGTAGTCACTCCCGACACCGAGATACGGGTGCCGCTGGTGAGTCCGTGGGCTGCGGACGTGTTGACGGTGACCACAGTACCGTTTCCGCTGATGCTCGTGATTCCAGTCGGAATCTGGGTCATCCTGCTCAGCACGACGAGCCTGCCTAGTTTCACTCCAGGAACCCTTTGCAGGATGTACTCGACATCCTGCGGGTACAGGGTGTCGTTGAACGGCATTCGGGTGTAGTGGAACTCCCTCAACAAGGTGGTCACCACCTCTTTGCCGACTTCCACGCTGTCGTACTGGTCTCGTGTGATGTACTGGACGCTCATCTTCAAGTCCACATACGTGGGCGGGTTCACGGTGACGCTCACTCCGAGGAGGAGTTTGTTCGCCAGGTAGTCGTCCACCTTCTTCTTCAGGCTGTAGAACTCGGAGTCCGCCTCGCCAGTGCTGTACGTGATTCCTGGGGAGATGGTCGTGCTGGCGCTAGTCCTGCTGGGAGCGATGTACAGGTCGATGTTGTTCCACGATACACCGCCAGCCTTGGCCTTCCCGACATTCGGGACGAACAGCGCCAGGCTCTCGTAGTCCTCGAGGGTCACAGCCCTGTTGAGGGCGCGCATGGAGAGAGGTGCTAAAGCCCTGATTTCCTCGGTGCTCTCGGGGTTCTCGCCACCAGTGGCTTCCACCAGGTTGGTCACCGTGAGCGCGGGGGTGGTGTTGTAGAAGTACCGCAGCACGCCTGGGAGGACATTGCCCCTGACCCCGCCTCCGATGGTGTAGGCGGCCTTGATTACCGAGTTGATGGGGGGAACAGCCCCAGACACACCGTCGCCGAACTTGATGGCGGTGTTGTCGTTCTCGTCCAAGTCAGCCGTGTAGACCATGTCCGCTGGGCCGTAGTCAATCAGATGTGGTACTTGGGTCCACTTCAAGTACTGGGTGCCAGCCTGGATGTAGAGCGAGATGCTCCCGTCGGCCACGGGCGAGTCAGGTAGGAGGAACTCCATGCTTGGAAGCCCCGACGACACACCCAGTTGAACGCCGTACGAGTCAGCACCCTCGTTGTAGACGCTGGATATGCCATGGATGGCGGCGACCTCTGCGGAACCGCTGCCAGGGATGGACACCGACTCCTCGGTGGTGAAGTACTCGGTGGTGACCGAGTCGTTGTATGTGGATTGACCCATAACCACGGTTCCCGCTGGCAGGACGACGGGGCTGCCAGCGGTGGGGTTGCTCACATACAGGGTCGTCCTGGCCTGCCTCCATCCAGCGGGGATGTACCCGTAGAACTTGGCGTGGTTGAGCACGCTGTCCCTGTTCACCGAAGTGGAGATGTGGCTCTCGTTCGCGGTCCTGTCGATGTAGTACGACAGCATGTCACCCATGTAGGAGAGGGCCTCCACTAGCGCCACGCCGAAGTCCGACGGGTCAGAGGCGGTCCACAGGGACTTGCCGCTGGAGGAGATGATTCTCGACTGGATTCGAGAAATCAAGTCCTCTCGAAGAGAGTAGTAATCCCTGCTTGTGTAGTCGACCGAGACGGGGATGTTACTGCTGGGCACTATGCTCATGACAACTCCTGATACGGCGGGTTCTCCTGGAGCAGTAGGAGAACGCCTATGTTGGTGGAAATCTGTGTTGCGTTAGGTAGGTTGTATACGACTTCGGCCTTGATTTCCCCGCTGTTGAGGTCCAGTTGGACGTCGCTCTTCACCAGTTTCAGCAAGGGCAGGAATGTGGAGAAGGCGGACCGTATTTCCTGCTCCACCCCCAGAATCACGTTGGTCTCGCTATCCCAGACCATCTGCGGGATAGCGGTGCCGAATGTCGGCCTCATAACCCGCTCTTTGAGAGCGGTACCGAGAACCGACCTAACCCTGTCCTCCCAGATTTTCGCCTGGTTGGAGGTGTCCGCCACCTTCCCGTTCAAGGTTATGGTGAACGGCAGGCTGATAGCCTTCTCCTCCATCACAGACCTACCCATCTTCTAGGGGATACTTTGAACCCTCCTTGGGCTTGGGTGAACCTGTAGCCCGTTGAGGTGAGTATAGTTGAGGAAGGTTTCGAGTAACCAGACATAAGTTCCTGGGTGACGTTCCTATACGGGACCGACCCTGCCGAGGACGGCCTGAAAGTGGACGCCGCGTTATCCCTGGTGCCGTCAGTGGCGCACTCGAAGTCCACTTGGTACCGACCGTCGGAATGGATGGAGTGGACGGCCTTGGTGACCACCCAGTACCCGTCCGTGGTGCTGCCCGTGCCCCTGACCTCGATTGTCCTCCACGGGTAGATTCTGGGGTCTCCTTGACCGTGCCCCTTCGCTGGTACGGACAGCCTGGACAACTGCGCCTTCCCGTCAGTCAGCGCCTTGGCGGTGCTCACGCTCAAGGAGACCGTCCTGGTGTCGATTTCCGTGAAGATGGGGTCGCGGGTGTCCTCCCGCAGGTTTACCCCAAGGTCGTTCGGGGACGCCGAGACGATGTAAGACTCACCGCTGATGGGGTCCACTCCAGACAAGACCTTCTCAGACCGCTTGTACTGCAAGAACTCCACGAAGTCTCCCACCACTGGCTCGAACCATTCCAAAGTTTGGGACAGGGTTGTGGTATCGCGGCGTAGGGGTTCCGAGAACTGCATCAATGGGACTGTGGTGATGAACTGGTCAATCATCTTGTCGATGGGGTGGAAGTGCAGTTCGGTGCCCATCATCTGCACTCCGTAACCGATTCTCTGGGCCAACTCGCGCAACTTCTCCCAGTAAGAGTGCCCAGACAGGGACTGCTGGGGGAACTTCGTGGCATGAGGGGTCACTCGGGGGGTCAGGTTGAACTTGGCCGCGATGTCCGCGGCTATCTCGGACGCCGTCTGCTCGGTCCAGATGCGGGTGCCCCGCTCCTTCAGGGGGTAGGAGGAGCCCATGCATACCACGCGGGTGCGCTTAGACGCCACCTGGGCGGTCTCGAAGGATACGTTGGCCACGTACCCGTAGAAGACTCCGCTCACCTTGTCGTTCTTCCACGACACCTGCACAGGGACGCCCGTCTTCAACGAGTCGTAGAAGGCCCTGTTGAACGTGGCGTAGGTTATCTCCACCAGGTCATGGGTTCCCATCTCCTGGTACATCTTGATGTTCAACGGCAGGTAGGGGATGTTGGACAGCCCTGGGTACTCCACCGTGAAAGAACTCCCCAGACGTAACTGGAGTCCTGGCTTAGTCATTCGGAATCCTAATCTTGGTACCTGGCTCGATGGCCATGGGGTTGCCAATCTCAGGGTTCATGTCCATGATTTTCCACCAGGAGCCAGGGCTACCGAGAAACTTCATGGCCACGGTGTCCACCCTGTCCGCGGCGGTCCACTCGTAGAAGAAGAACTTCGAGAGACGCCTCGGCCACTGCCTGCTCACCGTCACCTGGAACTGCCGATTGCGCGAGTCCCACGCATAGAAGATAGGTCCGTCTACGTACCTGCTGTCAAGGTAAATCATGGCTGCCTCACGATGACTCTGGAGCGGTGGTGGTGTTCGGGTCGAAGGTGTCGGGTGCGAAGTCTGGGTAGCGGGTGCAGGTAAGGCTGAGCGTCGACAGCAGGGGTACCATCTTGGCGTTGAACACCGAGTGGGTGAGTTCCATGGTTCCCACTCTGACCAGGTATCGCATGTTCTTTCCCAGGTGGAGTTCCACCGCCCAACCAGTCAGGTAACCGCGGTCAGCGGTCAGACCGTTCAACGTGGACATGTACTCGGCGCTTTTACCGTAGAGGACCTTCAACAGGTACTCTATGTCGTACATGGTTCCTTTTTCGTAAATCTTCTTCAACTCGTCCACATCGGGGGCGGTTCCAGGGTACGGGTTGACCCCAGAGTCCCTGAGTCCGTTCTCGTTTATGTAGTTGAAGTCCTCGATGCGGTTCAGCACCAGTTCCAGTGAAATGGTGCTGTTCAGAATGGACGAGGTCATAGCCGTGGCGACGTCAGCGCCCTGAGCCTCGAATTGAGGGGCTACCTCGGTGCTGACGCCCCAGGCCATGCTCACGTTCGTGGGGTTGTACATGAACCTGAACCCGTACAAGGTGTCGTCCCTGTACTTGGTGGCTGGGTTCACGCCAGGCCAGGAGTTGTTGAACCTACGGGACATCTGCAGGGCGCCTTTTCCGCCTGTGGCGTAGCCGTTCCAGGCCGTGATGGCGTCCTTGTAGTTCCATGGGTCGATGATGTACGAGTCTTGGGAAGAACCTCTTCCAGGCACTACTGTGGAGGGGCTGTAGGTCGAGGTGGCCGCGCTCTCCAACTGTATCTTCGAGGAGTGATAGGCGGTCTTGACCATGGGGAAGTTGTATTTGTAGTTAGCCGAGGAGCCTTCGACACTGGACACGGTGGACACTGACGCGGTAGAGGAGGATGGCTGCACGGCAGCAGTCGTGGTTCGGTAGGCGCTTACCGATGTCTGCTGACCCTTGTAGTTCTCCAAGTCCGACTTAAGGTCGGCCAACTGGGCCTTCAGCCCGTCAATCTCGGAGGACAGGGTGCTGATTGTGGCCTGGACAATCTCATACTGAGGGCTACCCATGGTGAGGCTGCCGAGCAAGGATTCTTGAGCGGTCTTCTCAGCGGTCTTAAGCACGATGTACGCGGCCAGGTCGGTGGCTGACTGAGATGTGATTTTGATGGCGGTGTTCAACTTCGTGAGCGTGGAGTCGACCCATTGGTCCTGAGCCGCCGAATCGGTGCCCGTGATAGGGGAGACCGAGTCGATAGTCGGCCTGGACTCTAGGTCTGAGTAGAACTTGTATAGGTTGAGTGTCTCTCGTGCCATTAGACGTTCACCGTCAATTCCCTATTCTTGTCCTTTTCAAGGATGGCTTTGACCCTCTTAGCCAAGGCTATGGCCTCCGCCTCGCTCGCCTGGGCAATACTCACGTTGATTACCACGTTGTTGGTGGCGCTTCCACCGTTGTTTGAGGACGAATTGAACAACGCGTTCGGGTCCTTGTACCTGTCCAGACCGTTCGGGGGCTGTGAGGAGGGTGCTTGAGGTCCAGCGCGTCCAGTCCAGCGCGGCCACCTCCCTGTCCGTAGTTCGGATTGGGAGCGGCAGACGTGTAGCCAGTCTTCACCAACTTGGAGGCCCCGTACCCGTTCCTAAGGGCGGTCCTGAACTTGTCGTTCCAGTTCAATGCCCTGATGGCGTCAGCCCCTGCTACCGCCGACCACTTTCCTCCCCTGTTCTTGTTCCACTGGATGAGCGCTCGGATGTTCTCGTCCGTCGTCGGGTACTTGAGCAACTCCAGCACCTTCTTGGCCCACCTTACGTGTACCGAAGTACCCTTGGGGAGGTTGGAGGACGGCTCTTGGCTGCCCGCTGTGTTAGACGCCGCGGTGTTGGACTCAGAGTTACTGGCGTTGAGCGACTCCGTGGCCGCTACCGCCAGTGACGTGAACTCCTTCGCGGTGGACAGCATCCCGCTCACCGAGTCTCCCATTTGACCCATCATTATAGATGTTACGCTGGAGTCCAACGACAGGTTGGAAGGCAGGGCGGGAGTCGCACCGACCCCAAGGCTGTTCAGCAAAGACGTCGTGTCGGGTGTCTTGTAGGCGGAACTGGCCGTGCCAGATGACGAGGACGAACTGTTGCTTGAAGCGCTGGTAGCGGTTCCGCCCGCGTTACCGCTCAAGTAGGCGGTGGGGTTAATCGGGTTATTGGTGCCCTTGCGAACCTCGAAGTGGAGGTGGGGACCAGCGTTGCCCTTGATGCCAGTGCGGCCTACGTGACCAATTACCTGTCCTGCGGTGACTTGGTCTCCCACATTGACTTTTTTGTCCTTCAGGTGGGCATAGAGCGTCTGATAGCCGTCTCCATGGTCAATCTGGACATAGATGCCGTAAGCCTTTCCAGGCTTGTCGTCGTACACGACGCCGTCTCTGACAGCCTTTACTGGTGTACCGATTGAGGCGGGGTAGTCCTGGCCAGTGTGGTAGCCCTTCCAGGTCCATTGCGGACCTCGCTTGCCGTATTTAGCGCTGATTTGGGTGCTGGCGATAGGCTGCACAACTTTGCTGGCAGGCCCAGCGCCGTCGCCTCCCACCGCGGCGGAGTATCCGCCTGTGGTACCCGTTCCCTGGAACACGCCCGTGAATCCCTCACCGCCACCGCCCATGGGATTGGCCATTTCGAGCAACTCGTAAGTGGCGTTGGCGATGTCGGACAAGCCAGAGGAGACCATCTTCGAGGTGGTTGCTATTCCCTGCCCGACATTGGAGCCCTGGACTCCAGTGAGTAAGCCTTTGAATCTACCGAGAACTTCGGCGGACGCGCCTAGTGCCAGGTTGAATCCCTCAATCTGCTTTATAGCCGCCTCAAACCCAGCGATAAGCGGAGTCTCAAACTGGTCGCTCAACCTAGCCTGCTGGGTGTTGTACTCCATCACACCCTTGAGCGGGTTGTCTCCAGCGGAGGGAATCTGAGACAAGTCGGGGTTCTTACCAGCGGAGATGTCGAGGAATGCCTGGGAGAAAATCTGCTGCTGGTCTGCCGACAGCCCCATATTCCGCAAGTTCGCGCCCGCGAAGCCGTACTGCAGAGACTGGCGCACCTGCTCCTGATTGGCTCCGTTGCGGAACATCATGCTGTACATGTCCTTGGCGATGTCCGCAGTGGAACGGGGCTTGCCCGACATGGGGTCGATGGTGTTGATGCCGTACTGGTAGAGGTTGGCGCTCATACGGCCAGTCTGCAGTCCGCCCAAGGCCGCTGCCGCGGACTCGTTGGACATGCCGAGGTACTTGGCTGCGCCTCCCACCTCGGACATCGTCTGCTTGAACTCCTCGCTACCTGGCATGTAGTACAGGTTGCGAAGGGTCAGTGCGGAACGGGCGTCAGAGCCTTGGCTGGTGATGCCGCCCTTCAGCGCAGTGAACGTGGCGTTCGCCACATCCGTCTGCCTGATGTTGGAGAATCCAACACGGGACTGGTAGTACCCGAGGGCGCGGTCGATAGTCTGGCCAACCTCTGGGGCTGCGGTGTACATGCCAGCCATAGGAGCCATAGCAATCTTAGCGGCGCCTGTGGCGAAGCCCATGAGTTTTCCAGTACCGCTGAACGACGCCATGGCGTTCTCGAGGATGTTCTGCTTGGTGAACGCCTCTGGAGTGGGACCGCTTCCGCCTCCTGCGCCTCCGCCGCCCCCAGCGCCGCCTCCGCCTCCGCCTCCGCCTGCGTTTCTCGCACCAGCCTGTGCTGCGTCAGAGAGTTTCTTGATGGCCTTAGAGAGGCTGTTTAGGTTCTCGATAGCCTTGGAAATGTCGGAGTTAAGGCCGCCTAGGGTCTTCGCCATGCTAACTCTCTCCGCTCATGGTGGCCAAGGCCACCCACATCTTCCTCTCCCTGTGGGAGAGGCGCTTGATTTCTTCCAATGACCAGCCTGGGTATGCCCTGGTCAGTTGCACCCAGTCCGAGAACAACTCCGTGTAGGAGGGGAACTCAAACTCGAAACAAGGTCCCGAAATTAATCGGAACAGTTACCTCCCCCCCGCAATCGGGGCACGTGACGGACACATCTTCCATTTTCGGACCAGGGGAGCGACGCTCGATTTCGTCGAGTACCGCCCTTCGGTCCTTGATTCCGAGTTTCTGCACCTGCACCCTGCTGTACACGGGGTTTCCGTTGATTTGCTTGACAGTCCGCTCCAAAAGGATGGAGTTCAACTCCGCGGCCGTCTTCTCCGAGTTCTCGATGAGAACCCGCTGGGTGGAGCCAGTGGGCAACTCCACGATGATTTCGCCCACCTTCCCCTTCACGGTGAACATCCTGTCAGAGACGGGGTCCACCAGTATCTTGCTCTTGATGTCCTCGTCCAGGTTCACGCGGACCTCTTTGAAGTCGTTGCAGCCCGAGCAGAACGACGCGATGTCCACGGTGGGTCCGAAGGTGGCCTTGAAGATGCCCAACAGCAGGGCGTCCCTGTCCCCAGCGAGCAGGCTGTCCAGCAGGGAGTCGTCCGCTGGGTGCGAGCCCACCGCCACCGTGCCCCTGTTCACCAGGGTCAGGATTGCGCGTCCCACCGTGGTGGCTTTGGACAGCGCCTCCTCGTCCTGTCCGTCCAACTCCCTGACTTCCGCCTCCCGTATGACCTCCCCAGTGGGTGAGATGTACCCACCAGGGCGGACCACACGAGTGTCTGAAGGAGGGGTGATGGCGATAGTCTGCTCGGTCGGGGCGGACTCTGACAGAGCCTGCTCGACCAGTTGGTTTACCAATGCGGGGTTGTTCGCTGCACTAATGGTGTTCGACATTTTTATTCCTTAGTCTTAGTTGAACGGTCGAGCGGATTCCTTGAGGTTACTCGCCCAGTGGACGTCGAAACCCTCGTGGACTAGGGCCATCTGCTCCACGAACAGGGCGTTGTCGCCCGCGTTCAGGTCGGAGTAGGCGACCGAGGTGGGCCAGGCGTTGTAGATGTAGAACCGCATCGCGACGTGGTCCTTGTTCGCCTGAGTCGTGCCAGCCACCGCGTCCTCCGCGCCAGCGGACGGAATCGGGTGCGACAGCACCTGGATTTCGAGGTCGCTGCGGAAGTTCTGGGTGACGGAACGGGTAGAGCCGTTGCCGCTCACCGTGGCGAACAACTTGCGCATCCACTCCCAGTTCTGGTTGGTGCCGAGGATGACACCGCGCTGGAGCGTGAGCGGGGTGAACGAGGTCTGGCCAGGAATCTGGTGGACCGTCGTGTTGTACCCGCCCTCGCGGTAGGGGATGGAGTCCGTGGTGACCGAGAGGCCAGACACGGAGGTGAACCCCATGTGCACGGGCTGAGCGTAGGACTGCGCGCCAGTGGCACCCTGGGGGTGGAAGGTGACCAGGAACCTAAAGTTCCTAATCGGGTCGGTCGTCAGGTTTGACCGATTGTTGATGATGGTTGGCATTTACCTGTTCTCCTTCAGTTAGTTCAGGGTCATCTGGTTGAGGTTGATGACGACGAACTCGGCGGGGTACTGAAGCGCCACACCGACCTCGATGTGCACTTCTCCGTTCTGGATTGCCAGAGCGGTGTTGTTCTCAGAGTCGCACTTGACGTAGAACGCCGACTCCTGGGTGTCGCCACGGAGGCCACCCTGGTTGCGGAACTCATTCAGGAACGCGGTGAGGGTGGCGCGGATGCGGGCCCACAGGAACTCATCGTTGTTCTCGAAGATGGCGAACTCGGTGAGGGTGCGCAACTCCTTGTTCAGGTAGATGAGGGAGCGGCGGGTGTTCACGAACTTGCTCGCAGGCGGATTCTGGGCCAGGGTGCGGGCACCCATGATTACCATGCCCGCGCCAGGAATCTGGCGAATCGGGTTCACAGGCTTGCCATTGGTACCGCCGATGTTGAGGGAGTCCAACTCCGAGGAGGTGAAGGACTTCTCGACCGCCACGACGCCAGAGACAGACGCGTTGAGGCCCGCGGGGGCCTTGTGCACGCCGCGCGCGACATCAGTGGCCAGGTAGACGCCGACAGCGGCACCAGACGGTCCAACCAGGCGCAGCGAGTTGCGGCTGCGGCCGACGGGGTCGCTGATGTAGACGTGCGGGTAGTAGACCGCTCCGTAACTGCTGCTGGTGAGGCCGCTCGCGAAGGTGAGCGCGTTGTTGACCGTCGCCTCGGCGGGCGTCTCGGCAACCACGAATCCGCCATTGACCTCGGCCCAGGCGATGGCGTCGTTGTACACGCTGGTCGGGCTGTCGGTGATGCCGTTGAGAATCGAGTGGATGTTCGGGACGAACAGGATGAGCGGTCGGTCCAGGCTCTCGAACGACTTCCAGACGCTGTTTCCGCTGACACCCTGGTAGTCGACGTAGTCGTCCGAGGTGACGGTGGCGCCGTTGGTGCCGCCAGACAGCGGGTAGATGGCGGTGGCGGGAGCGACACCCGCGCCCAACTCAGCCTCGCTCACGATGATGTAGGACGAGATGAGGTTGATGACGGTGGCCGCGTAGTCCGAGGACAGGTGGTCGTCGAACACGAGGTTCTCGAACCGCTCCAGCACCACGTCGTCGCCGACGGATGCCTCGTTGCCGCCCAGTTCCTGGT